TCCGCTTTCGTAATAGGACGGAGTGTAACATCATAACGTGCCTTACGTGCTACAAGGTCACGTATCATATCGCCAAGGATATTTCTCCCTGCTGAACTGCCGTCAATGTCGTTTCTGCTCTCTTTCCAACCTTCCGCCGCAATCAGATGTGTGATGGAATGCCAAGTCCCACCAGTGTCCATGATTTCTACTTGCATACCATCACCCCTTACGTAACAAGCGCAACCCCATGTCGGGTCGCAACATCTTTCTGATACGGGTACAGTCCCTCTGCGAGAACCCTGCCGTCCATGACCAGTTCAATAGGTCTGTCATCGTTCCTGCCGCCAGTGCTTCCAAGTGCGCTCATCATCGCGTTATAAACACCACGTTCAATACCTTCAATGATTTGCTCGTTGTTCGCAACAGCCGTCTTGCCGTTGGAGAACTGTCCTACCAACTCTCCGCTGTTTGCCATAAACAGTCCGTCTTCGGGGAAACCCCCCTTTGCATAGAAAGACAGGCTTGGGTAAGGAATGTTCATGGAAAACTGCTTACCAAGGAAATCGCCGTAGTAAGTGTAATAGCTGAACGAGAGGTGGAACTGCGGAAGAGTGATGCTGTTCAGTCCGTTCTTGATGCCCTGTACAGCATCTCTGCCAAGTTTTTCCCATTTGTCCCATGTGAACCAAGGAGCAACATTTTCGTCCCACCAATCTTTGATTGGGTCAAACGAATCGCCGAATGCGTCACTGAACCCTTGCTTAAACTGGTCGATTAGCTCCCCTGTGCTTTCAGTCAACTCATCAAACTTTTTCCACAGCCCATCGTCCCAATGCGCAATGAAATCGAGTGCAATTTCAAATGCATCATCCGGAAGGTCTTCAAACCACTGCAGAATGGAATCTGCAACCTCTTCTACCTTTTCGTCCGCCCACTCTTTGAGTTTTGACGGGAACTGTTTGATTTTTGTGAGAGTTCTGTTGAACCAATCCCACACTTTGAACGGCAATGTCACAAAGAATCTTGCGATTGCACCAACAGCATAACCCGCCCAATAAGAAAGTTTTCCGGGGAGACTCTGAAACCATTCAATGATTCCGAGGTTCATGTTTTGAAGAGCGGTCTTCATCCCTTCCCAAAGTCCGTTCCAAAGACCTGCCCAATCGATTCTTTTGAAGAACTCAGTTATGGGTTGACCTTCTCCAATTCCAAATACCTTGCCAAGTGCCGATGCATATTCCTCAAGAGTTTGTTTGCTTGGGTTCTCCACAAGTTCCTGCAGAGCATCCATCATGTCATTGAGATTATCTTTCAAATCTCTGAGGAAATCTGCGACACCGAGGTCTACACCAAACGTTTCTCCGACTTTATCAATAAACTCGCCAATTGGAATCAGAACATTATCGAAGCCAAGGTTCATCAACCCTTGGTCGATTTCAAGCACGAAACTCAGAACCTGTCCGACCAAGCCGACAAAGTTTTCAAGTGACGGGTCTGTCCACCATGCATGGAAAGCTTCGCGGATTTCATCGATTCTCCCCTTGAGGTCTTGGAATATCGGACTCAACTCCGCAACCTCGTAAAGAACGCTTGGGTCTACGATATTGCTTCCGCTACCGCTTCCACTTCCGGTCGGTGCTTCAAGGCGGTTGATTTCATCAAACCCCATGAGTTGATTCTTCCACTCTTTTGCAGAATTTGCTCCGCTCTTCATGGTGTCTGCGAATGTAACAGATGTGTCCTTTGCGCGAAGATATGTAGAACCGCTAAATGCGGAAAACAACTGCGACATTGCATCCGCAACCTTCGTGACAAGATTAATCAGTGTCGTAAGGATTGGTTGCACCGCAGTGAGAAGGGAAATAAACGCAGAACCGAGTTGCGCTTTCATCGTGTAGCTTGCCGCAGTCATCGTATTCATCGCCTGTGCGAATCTGTGACCTTCGCCCTTAACACCGTTACTGAACGTGTAAGACCATTCAAGACCTTCCTTGAAAGCTTCCATAACGGACTTGATTGCAGAACGAATCATACGGTAAAACGCAATTCTTTTCAGCGAAGAAAGGATTTTAGAAAGTGCAGACACTTTCGATGTAGCTTTAGTGACAGAAGATGTGTCGATTTTCGGACGGATGATACCGCGACTCGCAGTACTTCTAAGCCGTCTCAGCGAACCCGATACAGAATTAATCTTTTTCAAGGCATCGCTTGCATTACCGACAATATTAATAGTTATGGTATTGTCTACTACATCCATATTTACACCCCCTTACTTCCCCATTTTTGACCGAAGAAAACCATGTTGTTCATATAGGCTTCCGCATATAGTGCTTCCTGTTCTTCGCGGGCTTCGCGCGCTTCGTCATCCTCTTCCATGCCGTAGTCCAACTCAAGCGGCTTTGATGGGTACTCAGCCATCTGAGACCCCTTCTGCCTAAACATGTTCCCCACGGTGGAATCCAAAGCCTTGCAAAAGTAAGCACCTTGAAGCCATAATTCTTCGTTAATTCGCTTTCTTCGCAATATGTCTGCGTTGTAATATGCCCGTACCATCATCACATCGCCATACCAGTAATCTTCGTAGGTCATGCCGATAGCCAAATAGTACGGGCAATCGTGTTCGTATATTTCGGTGATGGTTTGCTTTCTTAAAGTTCCACCACCACATGAGAGTTTTTTTCCAAATCCTCATCGGTCTGAATCACGTTGTTTGCCATAGTCGCTTGGTTGTACAGGTCAATAAGGCGAGTGGCAATCTTCTCCGTGAGACCACCCATCTTCTCAAGAAGGTCGGTAGCCTGTTGCAGAGAAACATTCCGGTGATTCTTCCGGAAAGAGAAATAGAAAAGTTTCGGAATGTTCACGTTCGGATAGTCAAAGGCATCTTCGACCTTAAACCCCTGCCGTTCAATGAACTTCACACTCTCGCGGGAAAAGTCAAGTTCGTAGACCTTTCCTGTATCGTTGTCAGTAATGCGGATAGGTTCAACAATATCTACTGTCTGCATAGCAGTCTCCGTTCAGTTATTAAGAATAAGTCGGCTTGGTTTCCCAAGAGGGTGCGCTCGAAGGAGTCACATACAGCGTGGTCTCTGCCATCGCATTGACGGACGCTTCGTTCAGACCGAGGGGAGAAGGTTCACCCTTGAACAGAACAGCTTTCGTCAGCTTCGGATGGACAACCGCGAACCACATTGCCTTGCCACCAGTGAGAGCAGAAAACGCGCTCACGCAAGAACCCCAAGCAGTGATGAGGTCTTCGGTGAGGTTTGCTCCAAACTCAAGCGAACCGCCGAGGTCTTTGAGACCCGGTACAAAAGTTTTGTATTCGGTCTCTTCGAGGGTTGTGCTTTCGATGGTCTCCGGTGCGGGGTTGAAAGACGGCATACTCTTGATTTCCGGAACTTTAACAAAACCCGTAGTGGGTCTCGTCCCTGCCGATGTCTCAACAGCATAAGCCAAAATCATGCCCGCAGTGCTGTACCTTGTAGACATTCTTTGTCAGTCCTTTCTCAGTTGTGGTATATCCAAAAGTCTTTATCGACCACCGCTTCATAACGGCAGACGATTCTGTAGATTGTCGCATCATTGAAATTCGGCACTTGATTTCTCATCGTGCGTGTGAATCCAATTTCTGCGAACGCGCTATCAAGCGTAGAGGTAATCGCTTTGGCTTCGCTTTTCTTCATGGAAGCCTTGTTGGAGTAGATATTGACCTCATACATTACTGATGCCGCGTTTTCGACATTCGTTGTTCGCATACGCGCAAGAACCCGATTATCTGCTTCGACTACACTTACGCATGGCAGTTTAGGCGGTACAGCAACATATTCACTTGTACAGTACACATTAGGATGCGCAGTTAAAACTGCGTTCTCAATGGCGGTAAAGATATCAGCTTCAATGTCTATCATTTTTTGAACACCTCGTTTGCCACGCGCTCTATATCCGTCCGTATGCGGGTCTCAGCTTGGTACATTGGCATGTGCGGCGGATTGCCGTATGTGTGTCCCCATCCTTGCCCGTTCTTGTCATAGTGCAGAGCAAGAGTCGGGTCATCAGTCGGAAACCACCATCCATTCGGGTCAAACGCATGTCTCTGACCGGGGTAAGTACCCGCTCCCATACCAAACTGCCCCGCAAGAGGATGTCCAACACCCTGTATGCCCGCTCCAAACTCAAGGAACAGCAACGCTTTTGAACCCGCGCTCAACGTGTAGTGCGCTTCATCGACCTGCGTTACAGTCAAACTGGCGATGGTTTCACCAGTGTAGATATGACCGGACAATTCAAGACGCGCTACATCATAGCCAAGTTCAGCAAGCTTTTTGCAGAGTTCATTCGCCTTTTTAACAAGGTCTGTGCTGTAATTCTGCAAATTCATGATGGTTTCTTCAATCCCATCAAGCGTGACTCGCATATTCACGATGTAATTACCTTCTTTACCGCAATCGACACGGAGTTAAGACTGCGAGATACCCGCTTCACAATATAGTCCGGTGCAACCTCTACAACATTGTATTCGTTGATTTGGTCTGTGCCGTACAGCGTGTTGCTTTCCACAACATTGTGCGTGATGATTGTGGTGTATTCGGGCAGTTTGTCGATAAACAGAACTGTGTTCTCATCAATCGGACAGTCAACCCGTTCCGTGACAATTACCTTGTCGTAGTCATTAAGATTGCCGAATTGCTCCGTGTTGGAGAAACCAGTTGCCTGTGAAATGCTTGCCCGCATGAGGACTGGCGGATGATATGTCACAATCGTTTCGCCAGTCTTATTCCCGTTCTCATCAATCGCGGGAATCTCCCCTTTGTACAGGCAGTAGTAAAACGGTTGCTGATTCCTCTTCATTGTCTTCATTTCGGCACTCCCATATGCGGAATCACACCGCGCAGAAGGGAAGAGGGCAAATCTCCATCCTCATAATTTCGGGAAATCCCATTCTCAGAGTGGATTTTTTCACCCTCTCCGCCCCTCTTGTTGAGAAGGTATGTCGTTGCTTCAACATGCAACATGTCATACTGCGCAGGAAGCTGTTCAACCGTCCGGTCATACGGATAGATATATCTGAGCAGTTTTTCTTCCGCGATGCGAAGGTAGGCAGAGATTACATCATAGTCTCTTTCATCGGTCATCCCCGCAACCATTTTGCTTTTCTGTTCACTTGTCATAACCTCTGCCCCCTATGTATCATTATTCTTCTTTCTTTTTCCGTCCCCGCCGTGATGCTTGCGCAGGTGCTTGTTCAGAAGCAACCTCACTCTTCGCTTCTGCGACCTTGGCGGTACGCTCTTTTTCGGGTTTCTCTTCGCTGAACTTTTGCTCAAAATGCCTGTGAAGCATCATAGCGGTTCACCGCCCTTACGAACCGACAGACAGTTTGACCATACCAGTCGGATTGAGCAGGTACGGAGCGGCGATGATGGAAGCGGTGATAACAGTGGACTGGTTGAGGATGTCGCGGTCAGTCTCAACAAGCACACCGCGCTTGAGGAACACTGCGAGAGTATTCGGCTTCACGATGTACAGGCTACCTGCAGTGGTAAGCCGTTCGCTGACAATGACTTGGCATCCGTAAGCCATGCCGACAGCACCTTTGATGCGGATGTTTGCCGCAATCTCAGAAGCGGGAATCCAGTTCGAGCCGATGAGTTGCGGGTAGAAATCCGGAGTAACAAGCAGTGCTTTCTCACCAGTGTTGTTCTCACCGAACTTGGCAAGAGCAAGAGGAATATCATCCGGACTGAGGGGAGTGGAAGCGTTGCTCGTTGTGTAGTTCTGAGCGGAAGCGGAGTTCGCCGCAAGAGCCGCAAGCAGGGCTTCATCCATGGCATCATCGATGGAGAGAACAAGCTGATTGCTTCCCTCACCGATGGGGTCACCGTAACCGGACAGGACGGCTTCATCCGTAATCTGAATTGCGTTCGCATACTTCACGACCGTAACCGGAGTCGTGTTCTGAACGAGTTTCTTGATGGGGATGTCCGTACCTTCGGACACGGTGCTTGCAATGCCGATGTAGCTGTAGTAGGGGAGAGTCACAGTGTTGCCCGGAGTCCCCTGCAGGGTGTGGTCAATCTTCGCAAGAGGTGCGAAGACCATGTTCTTGGTCAGTTTCGGCTCAATCAAATCCGCAATGACCTGCGGGTTGAAGAGCGCAGACAGGTAAGTCCCGTAAGTGGTATCAACAGTTGCCATTTTTGTTATTTCCTTTCTTAGTTTTTATCTCCCCATGATTTTGTTGTATTCATCGGGGTGAGTGTTTGCGAACTCGATGCGCTCAAGATAAGACATAGCATCAAGCTGTTCTCTCGTGATTGTCGCACCTTCTGTTCCGCCTACACCGGGGGCGGGAATCTTCCCGTACTCCATGCGCAGGGCTTTTTCCTTTGCCGCCCATGCTTTCTGAAAAGCCATCAAAGCCGAATCGACATCCTCTGCTCCGTACAGACACCCTGCCACACTGGTAGAGGTCTCTTCGTCACCGATAATGCCCATGACCTTTTTGGTGATTTCCGCAACGGCAAAGCGTTTGCGCAGGTCTGCAAGTTCGCGGTCTTTTGCTTCTGCCGCTTCTCTCGCTTCCTCTGCGGCGGCTTCTTCGGCAGACTGCTTCGCTCTCAACTGCCGCTTGCTGTCAGCGGCTTCTTTGGTCGCTTTATCAAGCGCGGCTTTCTGCTTGGCAAGTTCTGCTCTGAGTTTTGCAACTTCGGTGTTTTCGGTTGTGCTTTCAACTTCGTTCACCTGTTCTGCTTCTGTCATTTCTGTCACGTTATCAAGTTCTGCCATTTTTCATTTTCTCCTTTGCGTGATTAAGGTGATTCTCTTCACCGTTTTATTTTGCGCTTTTTATACTGCATCTCCGCAGTTCCGCGAATTGTTTATACTCGCTTCTCTCCGAGTGATATTATCTGCGGTCTCCCGCTTATATCTGTTCTTCCGCATCCTCTGCGGGTTCTTCAACGACCTCTTCTTCACCCACATCCGCAGGTTCGTCTTCCGGTTCTTCGTTCACAACCTCGTCCTCGATGGTAAGCGGATTCAGAACTGCGGGTTGGATATCTCCGATACCGCCGATTGGTTGCAGAGTCGGTGCGTTGAGGTTCAGATTCGGCGGTGCGCTCATCCCAAGCATCTGCACCTGTTGCGGTGCTTCGTTCGTGCGGTACTCAACGGACATCTCTTTGTCTTCGACCTCTGCCGTCCAACTCATCGTGTTCGTTCCCTCGCTTGTACTCAACTGCTGTTTGGCAATCTGTTCAACAACAGCATCCAGTGCGATATACAGGGTCAAGTCTCCGTTCGCAGTAGACCACCAGTTGTTGACACCTTGCAGAGTCTTGGGCGGGTCTACGGGGTCGAGATGGTAGACGATGGGAGTGGCAAGTGGATAGCCCACTTGAACATTGTTGGCTGAAAGCCAACCTTTCATTCCATCCAAAGACACTTCGGCAAGTTTGCTTTTCTGAACTGAAATCCAAATTCCTGCGGTAGTGGTATGTTTATTTTCGCAAATCCCCTCTACATCTCTATTGACAAGCCAGTCGGGAACATAAGGGGTCAGCGAATCTGACAATATAGTTTTTTCTGAAGTGTTGTTCGGCTTTTGGTCCGAAAAATTGTAATTGAGCACACGGCAAGTGTCCGTTCTCTCGCTGAAGTTGCTGAACGAACCGCTTGTCCCGTTCAAAACCCTCGTTCGGAATTCTGCTACTGCATCCACACTCCCGTCTCTGTTAATGCGAAGATAACCGCCGTAGATGGTGTTGGAATACTGATTGTACGTGGTTACGGAAGAGGGGTAGTTAACTGCGATGTCATGGAGATACGTTGTTCCGTATGTTCCATTCATTTGAAATGCCATATAATAAGCATTTGCCGGAGTTGTAATAGCTCTTACTGTTCCTGCCGCAGTGTTTGATATAAACTCTTCGTTCGCATCATAAAAGCAAATATTGTTCATTGCTCCGGTTGAGAACGTGATGTAATACGAGGTTCCCGGCTTTACGGGAATCTTATTTTTAGAACGTATCTGTGTTGTGGAATCAATCTTGACTCCCTGTGCCGAATACGTTCCAAGTTCCCACTCTTCGTCCCACTGGTTCGCCGATACTACGGGGAACGTGACAGGAATTTCTTTATACGGTTCTTCGTTTACTTTACTGACGGTTGATACTTCTCCTGCGTTGTAGGGATAATAGGCTTTCGGGAAAAGTGCCTTGAACGCTTCAACCGTTGCGGGTTCGTTGCCCGCTCCGAACATGGCGGTGAGGTCAGCAAGTTTCGGCGCAAAAACAACGGGTTCACTAATAACCGTCCCATTCCTCACAATAATATCAACTGTACGGCTTGCACTGTCCGTTGTAAACAACACCCCGTCACCAGTGTCCCTATTTCCCGAACAGTAAAGATAATATGTGCTATCGCTTCCGCTTTTCGGGCATCCCCAAAGCGCATAGATATGCCCGATTATCAACACAAGATTAACATAAGCATCGAAATTGCCATTCGTTGCTGTTCCGCTGATAGTATATGTGCCGTCTGTGTTATTAGTACCAGTTATCCCAAATTCAGCCTTTGACAGAATAGAATTATTTTTTATTATCTGATTCCACCAAATATTCCCGCCATACTTCGGGTCATCGTAAGCGGTAATCCCTGTGAATCCCTCTATCGGGCAGATGTTTTCGTAGGGGGCAAAAGGGGTTGCGGTTGAGCCGAGTTCGACTTGCACATTAGTTATTTCTGACGGACTAATACCGCCCGAATTTGTGAAGGCAATTCTGTAATTTCCTGTCGCAGACGGTGTGAATGTGTTTTGAATTTGAACACCACCCGACTGGTTTTCTTCACGCAAATATATGCTCAATGATTTAGAGCATACAAACGAAACCGAGTAAGATTGCCCACCACTTAATGCAAACGGGAAATCTGTTCCGTTGTCTTGCCCGATGTAAACCGCATTACCTGAAGAAGAATACATTTTGTCGGGGCATATATTCTTCCCACCGCCCGCAGGGTACGGGGCATCCTGTCCATGCAAATCCTGTACAGGAGAGAACTCCGCAATCAGCGCATTGATTTCCCGTTCTTTCTCTTCCGTAAAAGTAATCGGGTCATCATCAGAGTAGGTTTCCTCAAGGGCTTTGACGATGACATTCCCTTCACCGACAGTACCGACATATCTTCCGCTTGGTGTAGTGCCGTCACTGATGACTGCTTCGGTACGATGGGTGAGAGTGCCTTTGATAAGGTCTACTTCATCGGTGACACCATCTACGGCATAGAGGTTGGGAGCAGTGGCGGTTTGTGCGGTATGGGGAACAAAGGTATCGTCTGTGTCAGAAGCAAGCCGAATCATCGGCTTGAACAGAAGATTATCGCATTCTGTCCCGTTAATAACACGGGGGATAATAAGCGGAGCGTTCATATCCTCTGCTATCGTAAACTCTATCCCGCTTCCAGTGTCATACTTGTTAATCGGGCTTCCCATGAACAGGCTGTATCCGCTTGTCCCGCCGCCTTGAGGACATCCCGACAGAATATATGTACCTGCGCTCAGAGGAATTTGAATTGTCTGATATGTGGTAGCCGTTGCCGTTCCATCAAGAACAAAAGAACCATCGGGGTTCTTCGTCAAAGTCAGCCCGTTTCTGTCATCCCAATCAACCAACGAAGACATATCCGCAATGTTCTTCCCCTCAAGTTTAATCTCTTCGGGAGTGCCCGTGGTGACGATTTCACCATTCACCACCGACAGCACACCGTTATTACACGTGATGGTGCTACCGCTGACGGAGCATTTGCCGTACTGGACGAGGGATTTGAGTTTCTTTGCGAGTGCATTGGTGAGGGTAAGAGGGGATGTGCCGAAAACCTTGTTTACGGGGTATTTGTCATCGCCGTTCCCAAGGTCATTGTCCGTATAAAAATGGATGAATCGCGCCAGTCTACCCATGTGGGTCACTCCTTATACATTTCTACGAGGGGGTAATCCATGTAATTCTTTATGCCCGCAAAGTGGACTATCTTTGGGGCAGTAGTCGGTTCAGTCCACGAGTTCATGTTGTAGATAGACGGAATTTCAAGGATTCCGCCCCTGCACAGTTGATTGATGCAATCCTGTTCATTGAATGCATACCTGTTCTCGTTCAAGGCTTTGATAAGTTCATCGCCCTTGCCGTCACGGAGTTTTGCCAAATTCAAAAGCATCACTCCTGCGTTCACATACAGGTTGAACGAACTCTTGTGCAATTCTTTGCATCCTGCGAGGTAGTAGTCATCGATGTCTATATCCCACAGTTCCCCGATGTCCCGCGCCACGATGGTGTCCACATCAAGGGAGAGGATGCGGTCGTACTGCGGAAATATCCGGTGCATCGCCGCCCGCATAAGCACCATGTAAGTCCACGGGTTATCATAGCTTGCACTGCCTTTCGGAAAATACTCCTGTGTGCTTACATTGATAACCTCTACTGGCAGGTCATACGGGTATTCATCGTCTTCAATCAGCAGGTACACCTTTACATCATCGGTGTTCTCCATCAGCGACCGGACAGCGGGAATCATCTTTTCATACAGATTGCGCGTTCCGCAATATACCGCTACTCGCTCTCTCATGACATCCTCTTTAGGAACTCGTACAAGGTCTCCTGCTCCAAGAGCAACCCATTCTGCCTTGCAATCGTCCTTGCCGCTGTCGCTACCACCGCTATCTTTTCGTTTGTGCAATCGTTGAAGACATCTTTGTATTTTGCCCAATACGCTTTGAACTCTTTCTCCGCGCTCCGCAGGTACTTCTCGTTTATAGCCTTGCGGTAAGACGGCTTCTGAAAATCGTAATAGCTGTTCATGACTGTCATGCATACCGCCATGATGTAGTCCTCTTCGTACCCCCGTGCTTTGAGGTCTTCACAAATAGCGAACCGCGAAAGCATGACATCCCTGTATGTTTTAAGCACGAAATCCTTGCGGTTTCTGCGTACTACGGAATCTTTGTTCCAAATCCATACGTAGAATGGGGTATCAACGTGCTTCGTTGTGCCATCGTTTTTCGCGGTAACGTATGACACCATGTTAAAATATGCATCCTCGTGGATGGTTAAATCAGGATTGAACCGGAGATTGTGTTTCACGAGAAACTCTCTCCGATACGCTTTCCCGTGGACAAACGTGAAATCAACATTGTGGTTTGTGATGGTCGGATTGCCACCTTCATCAAAGGTCTCTTCAATGAAATTCGAGTAGATGTAATCCGTGCCTTCCTGCATTGCGCTGAATATGAGGTGCAGTCCGTAGTTGCTCACAAACCCATCATCGCAGTCACAGAACATCACATAGTCGGCATTGCTGTAATCCAACCCGTAGTTCCGCGCCGCAGAAACACCTTCGTGTTCCTTTACCAAATACACTATCTCATATGGATAGTCCGGAATTTCAATCGTGCTGTCTCCGTCATTTACAACAATGACTCTGACCAATTCGAGCGGTACGCTCCGCTGTGTGCCGATTGTGTCAAAGAGATACTTGCAGGTCTCCCATGGTTCTTTGTAGTGCGGGACTATGATGTCCAGTGTCATATTAACCTCTCTTAATCCGCCATCTCATACCAACATCTGCAATTCAGATGGGGCTTGGGCGGGATATCATTTATCGGATATTTCTTCCCGTCACGCTCTCTGCATATCGAGCAAGTCTTCTCGTCATGCTCCGCGCGCCAAATGATGTGTTTGACCCCTAAGTCTACGAAAGCCTGTAGCGTTGCTTCGTCTACGCTCTTGTCTGCGTAGTGCGCAAGCTGTAGCGTTAAGTACCGCAACGCTTTATCGACTTCCTTGTTCTTATTCACTGCCGCCGCAAGTGCTTCCGCAAATCTCGCCTTTTTACGTTCAATTTCCGGTGTGAACAGGTACAGCGTAACAGGGTCTTCTTCTTCCAACATGTCAAGAATCCAGTCGTTGTCGATTGGGTTCTTTTTCTTGCTTACCTTCCGGTAGGAATCCTTTGCTATCAGCAGATACCACTTCCGCGCATATGCAACCGCTTCCTTGTAGATTTTCGTGATTTCGGTCAGAATATTCAGTTCATCGAACTTCATCTGCTTCAATCGTCCAAAAGCCTTGAGGTTCTTTCGGTTGATTGCGCGGATAGCTTTATCTGCGTACTCGTACATCATTTTCTCGATGCCGCAATCCTACGGCACTCTGCTCTATCGTACTTTTGGTTGTTCGCTTTCTTTTTGAAAGTCCTGTGGCAAACCGGGCAGACACCATAGCTTGAATCCGGATGCCCGCTACCGCCCTCTGCGGCAGTACCTGCGGTAGCATCTACCTCTTCTCCAGTATCTTCATCGGTTACATCCACATCAACATTCGCCGCTTCATCAAGCTTCCGCGCTTCCTCTTCTTGATATTCATCGAACTCGATAGCATCACTTTCGGGGTCTGTGGAAAGTTTGGAATACTTGAACGCTTGCAGTGAGGTGCATCCCGCGCTCCGGAGTGTAGCAAAGGACTGTGTTTTGACGAGCAGGGCTTCATAACTACGTCTGCTGAACTTCGGTTCGACATCCGAAACCTTCAGTCCGGACAGCGCGTTCGCTTCATCGCATATCTTCAGCACGATTTTCAGCAGTTGGGTCTCAGCCTGTTTCCACATGCCCTCTGCTTCGAGAGTGCGGGCTTCGGCATTCCACCAACCGTTCTTTATAATCATCGCGCCGTTGTTGGAACTGTCGCTTGTACTGCCATCGCCCTGTGACGGCACACCCACGATTTGCAGTACCGTGTTGTACATGTCATCCACAAGGGTTTGTGTCTGCGTTTGGTCAAGCTGTTCATTGAGGTAGTAGACCTTGCTCTGCCGACCATCCATGGACGGGGGAAGCTTGATTGCGCCCATGTCTTTCATTTCCATGATTTGCTCACGGGTCGCATCCACACCCTCAAACACCATCAGTGCTTGGATAAACTGCTCGATTCCGTCAAGCCTGTTCGACTGGACAAGCGAAATGGCATTCAGCATGTCATGCACGACCTCGATGGGGGACATATACAGGGCATTGCACGGGTACTCAATCAGCGTCACTGCCCCAAAGTTGTGCTGTGTGACTTTCTTGATGGTATCTGCGTGGTTTCCTGTACCCTCGATTTCATAGGTGACATTCGGGGTATAGACAGTGTATAAGCACTTTTCGTCCGTCAGATACACATACGTGACACCTGCCACCACACGCTTGGTCACGTTGTTCAGCTTGATGACAAATGTGTTCCATGGGTCGGGGGTGTAGATTTCAAACGGTGCTTCGTCAAGAAGGTCGCCCTTCGCCACATCGCTTGCCTTATCACGCAGGACAAGCCTGTACCCTACACCGCAGGTGAACATCTTGGTGGCAAGTTCCATGTCCTTGGTGGGCTTGCACTCCGTCAGCATCATGGAGTTCAGCTTTTCCACGCGCTTAGGGATGCTCTTCTTGCTCCCGCGCGATACGTACTGAATCGGTTCACCCGCAAACTCAGCCATCTTGAACGCAACAATTTGGTTTGCGATGTTCACAACGACCTTGTTGTTGATTTCCGTGTGGTAAACCTTCACACGGTTCAGAATAGGCTGTACACCGCGCACGTACTTCTCAAGGTAGACCTCTTCCGCCCTGTTCTTCGTGTGTATCGACAGGGCATCATTCAAGACCTGTAAAACGTTCTTCTCCGTAATGAGCGGCTCGTTCGTCTTGATTTCCCGTCTGCCGTGTAACTGCGTGACCGGAGATACGGGGTAGTACACATCTCCGCTCGAATTGTGGATGCCTTGCACCCGTACAGATTCAGTTGTTTCGGTCGTGCTGACCACGTTCTCTTCGCTCACAACATCCACTCCTACACAATAAAAAACGAGCCAACTGCCCTGTAAGCAGTTAGCCCGTGTCGGCTGTCATCATTGCCGTGCCGCAACGACCACCTTGTATTCAAGCTTGGGGTTTGCGTATCGGTATATCATCAACTCGCCCGTCTTTTGGTTGATGTGTACCTTCACATCCTTGCCCTCTGACAAAATCCGGTTGATTATCCCTACAGCAGTAGGGGAAAGGGAAATCGCTGTGTTCTCCAATGATTCCACCTCGTCAATGATGATGTTTTCTCGCGCTTATTTTACTGTTTTGTGTGTGAAAAATCAACTCTTCGCGCGCGTATAAGGCGGATTCGCCGCTATTATATACAAGTTTCCAAATAGGCGGACGATTCTACACAAGTTTTCACAACTATTCAGAGTCGGAACGGACTCTTCATAACTTCGACCCGTCCTGCGGATATGCCCTGTGCGAATTCGGCATATTGCGCCATTCCGTCCGGTACATCGTCCACTTTATTCTTGCCCGTCATGTTCCAACTACACAGAAAGCTGAGTGCGCGCCTGTATTCTTTGTCCTTGGGGTCTGCTTTGAACAGGCAATGCTCCTTTACCCATGCGGAGTTGACGATGATTTTGGTTTCCTTGTTTGCGCGGGTATACTTTGTGGTGATTTTTGTCCTGCCGCCCCGTTCTTTGATGCCTTTCTGCACCTTATCTGCGATTCTTGCGCCCTCTACGTTACTCTCAAACCGACTCATCTGTACGTTATACTTAACGTGCATGTCGATAAGACGGGCATCAACCACATCGGGGGACGAGTTATCACACAGCATGAACTCGATGTAATGGTCTTGCCCGTACTGGAAGCCGACAGGGGCGAAGCAGTAGTCTGTGCCTTTGCCTTTCGTGTCGCAGATTGCAAGGATGGCATCGGGCGGGTCAAACGAAACGAGGTTGCCCTTGTCATCGTACTCCGCACCGGGCAGGTCATAGTACCTGCGCAGTTCGTTTTCGGGATAAAGTTGCCCCTCTCTTTCTATCGGTTGGTTCATGTACAGTGCTTTCCACGATGCATCATCCATGGCTTCTCTCTGCTCATGGTAGAACTTCGTTGTGAAGCCTTGCGGAATCGGGTAGTCAAAGTTTGATTCGTCATTCTCATCGAGTGCGGGGCAGACAATGAAGCGGGCTTTCGGGTTTCCCTCATACATCCGCTCAAGCCGCCCGATGACATCATGTACACTCCATCGTGTCGCTATGTGGAGTTCCACGCAGTCGCCCTCTTTTCTCTGTCTGTAATCGACCGAGTAGGACGCGAACTTCTTGTCCATTCGCTCTCTCGACATCGCTTCTTCCAAATCCGACACCAAGTCATCACAATAGAGGACGTTCCCTGCGCGAATTTTACCTGCGTTGCCGCTTCCTATCGAAGAAAGTTGGTATGTAGTGAACCTTTTGGCATCCCTTATGTCCCTGCCAAGGTCTATCATCATATCGAGCGCATTCGTGCTGATAATATGTGTGTTCGGGAAAACATCATTGAACTTGTACTCCCCGTCAGCGGCATCAAGTCTCAGCAGTTCCCCATACAGACCGCGCAGAAACGAGTTGCTGTGCGACCCTATGATATTCGGCTTTTCCGGATGTCTGCCGCCAACCCAAGACATGAAGAACCCCGCAGACCCCGTTTTCCCTGTTCCGGGCGGCATACTTATCCCCAATATCTCCAACTCGCGCCGCTCCAACTGCTCCATGGCATCTATCAGCGGCTTCAACTGCTTCCGCCGTGGCAGGTAGAACTGCTTCTCATACGACCTGTCCGACTCCATGTACAGTATAAAGTCATCCAAACAGTCCGGTGCGCAGTAGCACAGTATCTTCAAGTTCAAGTCGTACAAATCCACATCCAACTTCCCGCTCTGCTTTATCAACCTCTGCAAGTAGTGGGCGGGCGCGACCTGTATCTTCTTCTTCACCGCCCCCATTTCCTGTACGCACGAAAATGCATCCCTGTAGATAACCACATCGTCCGGTTGCTCTACTATCCTCTGACATATCAGATTGAACAGCCGCTCTTCCCTCGTCAACTCCATCTGTTCGCCCCCCTTAAACGGTTGTGTGTGATGGACTGCGTGTGTCGCATGGTCAGACATTTTTCAACCCACCCAAATGGCGGAAGGGTCGGGCAGATTCCACCCTTACATGCCACCGACCGCCGTAAAATTCCACTCTCAGCACAAAGGAGACCGCGTTCAAGCTTCCCGTATCATCCCCGCATTGCTCGACCGCCCGCTCCGCTTCCAAACTCTTCAAATCGTCCCTTATCAGCGCATTTATATAATTATTCATCGAGCCGAATCCGTCCCGTAGCCGCACCTTCGCCCCGTCATGCAGAGATTGCGGAAGGTTGGCAACTACACGGACGAGAGATTCTTCCTCTTCAACCGCAAAGTTCTCTACAAGCCCATGCTCTGTCTTTATGATTTTCCCCATCTTTGTTCTCCTTTCATCGGTCATTTTTCATGCCCAAAAACCACTCTAAATTGCCTATGTTAAAAAATCAAGCGTTTTTGCACAATAATTGTAAAGCATTACACAAAGTTGTGTAAAATTGTCCAATTCAATAACCAATCCTGTAAATTTGACCCATCAATTTTGACGGCGGGTCGGCAAGCCCTGCCAATGCCCCGCAAATCTCCCAATGCCCTGCACCGCAGTCGGTTCCGCCGTTCTCATCGTCATTTTATTCGGATACAATAACCTCACCAAAATCGTCTATTGTATCCCTATTGTATCCGCTATTGTATCCGGCTCTAAGTATTGGTATTACTAGTATTTTATTATATTGGATACAATAGATACAAAGAATATTATAATAGATATAATAGAAAAATATATTTTAGGGAAAGAATAGGAAAATATTGTATCCATTGTATCCGGAAGGGGGAATTTTTGGGGTTTTGAGAAAATCGCACACGGAAACCATTGGGGCGCAACGGTTTCAGAGCCTATACGTATAACGAAGCCCGGATACAATAGATTTTCCATTGTATCCGGTTTTTTGTATCCGAGCAGGGGAAGGGTCTTTTTTTATTTCAAAAATTTTTAGGGGTTTTTATGTTGCGGAGTTATGTGGGGGATTAAATCGCGCTGTAAAAATTCTTGTATATCCCCACGGGTACTCTTTATCGATTTAAACCGTAAAAGAACAAAATACTTTCACACGCTAAATCGTGATTAATCTCGCTAAATAAATATTATGCGAGATTTTTTAAAGCTTTCACGTTGCAATCGCAACATACATTGTCAAAGCGTTAACAATCTATCAAACCATTGGGCAACATGCACAAAGGGACGCGCCGAAAAGAGGAGAAGAGACCGCAAAAGCGTGCTAGAATGATAGGTTAGAGGTCTCTAACTATAGTTAGTTAAAGGTCTCTAATCTTTGAGCGGTGTCTATGAGCAGGGGATTCAATACACGAATACTTGAATACATGTATACTTGTATTAATGTATACAATTGAAAAATAAGTTATACAATCCATAGATAATAAAGGAATAACCATACGCAAAACGTATAATAATGTTACCATACTCTAACCATATGATAAAGCTATTATCATACACAAACCATATGATAGCAAGAGGTAAATCTATCATACGTAAAAAGTATGGTAATAATTAAAATAAATAGTGTTGCCTATAGTTCCGAGCTACGAAACATAATAAAAAGTTATGACACCCTAACCATAACAAAACCGAATAGATGACAGAGTTGTAATAATACCTAATAAGCCAAATTAGCAAACCTATACCACCACACAAGCAAGCACGCTGACAATGAAACTAATATACAATATCAGAAGAACAGATAATAATAGCATGGGAACTGATAAGCTACACGGCAAGACATCCGCGCTACGCGCGGGAAAGGATAGAGAGGACTAGGAAAACCGAAGAAGCGGACAAGGTGGGCGCGTGCGCAGGTCATGCGGTGGGGTGGGAATTTGCCGAACCCGCAAACCCTTGCGGCTCTAAGCGTCTTTCGTGTATGAGATTTTCGGGGCATGGGTAATATAAATACACGTCTGAACCCAAAAAGCCCGCAGAACGCAAAAAAACGGCATTAAACGCAAAATCCGTAAAACGTAAAAAATCGACCCTCGCAAAACTTGTGCAAGGTGTACAAAGTTATACGTATAAAAGTTGTACACAATGCCGAAAACTAACATTTAAGGCATGGAACAAGCTAAAAATGGGTAAAACGTAGCGAAAACAGGCAAAAAGACGGAAAAACAAAATGCTTGACATCCGTAAAACGTAATGATATCATGTGTACAGTAAGATAATATAGTGTAGATTGAAAATGATATAACGGGGGATTGCGCGCGCTCTTCATGGGTGCGTGCATCGCTCCGTTATTCTTCATACCGCAAGACTAATAGCGCGAACGGCTCAAGTAGCGCGTGCGCGTGAAGTAATCGCAGGGAGTCCCGCGAAAGCGGGAAAGGCTGACAAGCCGCCGCCGGATATCATCCGCCTACTGGATAGGGTAATAGCTACAAGCGACAAGTTGACCGCGATGAAAAGCGCGCACGAAGTGCGGAACGGGTAAAGGAATATCGCAGGGTGTACACCTTGCGCGGCGCGTAAATAGTGCGGTATGCGTGAACATTGACAAATAAACACAGACCAACGCGAAAAAGCGGGGATTGTATCGCGCGAAGAAACGGCGCGCGGGGAGCAGTCCCGCATAAGTAGAACAGGCGGCTACATTCGGCAAGCGGTGCGGCGCGGCTTGTGCTTTGCGTATCCCTTAAGCAATGCGAACGGCTACAACAAGCGCGCGGTGGTGTGTGTTTCATATTGATATTGTTTTTCCCTTTTCCCTTTTCAAAAGGCAAGCGGGCAGGTATTAACCTGCCTGTTTGTTAAAGTGCCGTGAGAACGCGAAAAAACGCATAAAAACGGCATTTCAACAAGCAGGTAGTAAATAACCATGCTTGACTAAAAAATTAAATGAAAAGGGAGAATAAAACAATGAAAATTTACAACATCAACGGATTTGAAGAAATGAGTGCCGATATTAGCAAAATTATCATTTACGGACATGGTGAAAAGCTGTATGAAAGCAGATACGGAAGCTTTGTAGAAAGCTACACAAAAACAAATCGGTTCGGGCATGAACAAGTAAACGAAAAATATAATGGTTTGCTTGAATCTATCACGCTTGAAAAACCGATAAAGCGGGCAAATAAAGAGAATCTGAACCGCACTGACAACTACACATTGAAATATTATGAAGATTGGTGCAAATGGGAAGCTAAAAAGGCTTTATACATCCATGAAAGCGAAATTTCCGTGATTGATTTAGGCTTGATTATCGGCATGGAAAGCGCGGAAGAATGCAATTATTTAAAGGCGGCGCGGCTTTCCTTTAAGCATCCAATAACAAGATTCAATTATTACTCTGAGCGCATCCCTTGCGGCGATGATTGGAAAATTCCCGATGGCGGCAGATGGTCTGAACATGGTTACGGGACAAAAGAAGCTCCGTGCTATAGCCTTTACGACTTGAGCAAAAGCCTTTTAAACCCCCGCGATGAAAAGGGTGTAATTAAATCATGGAAAGAACTTGAAAAGGTTGAAAACGCTGAAATCATCGTAACAGAAGCCTACTACAGAAAAACAGAATACAGTGCCGAAAGACAGAGAAAAAACGCGATTGCAAAAGCAATTAACGAAGCCAAAGTATTTAGCAATTACACAGTATCGCATAACGATATCGAAAGACTTGAGTCCATCCTAAATATTTCACTCAAGTAATTGAATAAGAAAGGAAGCTACAAAATGGCACTTGCAAAAATCAACTACCTTTACAGCGTTGTATATATCGCGCTGACAGGAACGGACAAATACTTTTATAGAGAACACAGCATAATACACAAGCTGTTAGTTTCATTCATGCATTAATAAGCAGGGAAGCCGCAAAGCTTCCCCGTTTATATGAGTACTCATAAGCGTTTAACGTTTGTGAGTATTCATATAAGCGGAAACGCTTAAACAATCGAAAAGGGGGAAACAGGCAGGGAAGCGCGGGATTTAACGCTTTAAATGGTGAAAGTGCAGAAAATACACTCTTTCACATGCTAAATTGTGACAGTTTCACGCGCTAAATCGTAAAACATTCACGCTTTAAATCGATGAAGTGCGCACTTTAATACGTTAAATCGTGAAATTTTCAAAAATTTCTCAAAAAAATCCGAAAAAATTTCTTTCTGCGCTTCCCGTTCTGCGGCTTTCGGTTCGGTTTGATTCGGCAATGATGCAGGGATGCGGCAATAGGTGCGGCATTTCTTCACGATTGCCGACAGGCAATTATATCATGAAAAGGGGAAGAAAAAATGTATAAAAAAGGCGATTTCGTGAAAGTTTTCATCAATGGGAAGCCGATAAGCGGCGCGGTCTATGGAAGTTTAGGAATGGAGCATTACAGCGTTGTTCTTGCCACAGGAAACCGCAGGGTATTTCGTGCGGCAGACTTGCTCCCGAATGCGGCTTTTTAATGATGGGGTGCGGTGGTCGGCAGAAGATTCACCACGAATTTGCAATCAAATTTTCTGATGAATTTTCTGCTGACTTTCTGCTGTCGTTTCTGATTTTTGATTGTATAATCTGCTGTTTTTCTGAAAGGCATTTGTCAGCAACAACAAAACAAAGCCTTACACCATGCCGAAAGGCAAATATATTTCTGATGAAAAGGGAGAAAATCAAAATGGCTAAAACTATCAACATTTTGGGTGATACACAGGCTGAACAGCGGAAAAGTGTAGTTCATATTCTGCGGGTTTGCGGCGGCGATATGGACTATAAAGGGCGCGATGCTCTCTGCTCTGAACTGGACAGATACATTGATTGGGCAGAAGACACCATCGCAAAGCTGAAAGCAGAAGTCGAGAAACTGGAAAAGCAGAAAAAGGCTTAAATATCAGCTAAAGCACACAGGGAGACAACTTTCTGCGTGCTTTTACGGATACTTAATCCGATTAATTATGAAAGGGGAATTACAATGTACATGTCACTTGAGAAGATGAAGTCGATAATCAAATCCTATCAGCGCGAATTTCCGGAAACCGATTTAAACCTGTTTGATTTTGATGAGGTCTGCGACATGTTGACTGAGATGGTCTATTTTGTCAAAGACCTGCTGAAAGCAGAAACGGATGCGCTTGAGCAGAAAGAACCGCAAGCGTTCAATTCCATCAACAAAGCAAGGTATGCGGAAGAGGTTCTGCGGGAACTGATATGGGCTATCGATGAAGCGGTGGGAATCGATGAGGAAGAGAGAGAAAAGGCAGGTGAGGAAGAGTAAATGTCAGCCAAAGCACATTGATGGTTTCTGCTGTCAGTGTGCTTTCACGGGTATTTACTATCCGAAATTAATGAAAAGGGAGAAAAAGACAATGAAACTTGAAAAATGGTGCGAAAAGGCGGAAAAGCTGTTTGAAAAGTTTGAATCCGAAGAAAGACTGCGCTATTGCAAAACTGCAGATGGTGTGTGGTTCACGGATGAAACTGGACATTTTGCTTTCTTTACACCCAACGCGACAGTGTGGACAGTCCGAAAGGGAGATATCCGCAATCGGAAAGAAATTGGCGAAACTGTTGAGAAACTGCAGAAAATGGATGGGTATTTCGCTGATGAATCGGTTCACGGAAGAATGAGCGAATATTCAAAAAAGCAGATTCGCAGATTCACTGCACATATCAAAACTGCGTTTACAAACGATA